TGTGGATCTGGGAGCGCAAAAGCACCGAACGGATCCCGGATAGCGACTGGCGCGGCGTCGATCCGCAGACGATGCTGCAATACATCGAAGCTCGTGCCAACGGGCTCGACGTGGTCGGCGTGATGTTCGACTACGTGGTCACCGAGCCCGGTGCGAAGCTCAGAGTGACCAAAGAGGGCCGTCTGTACAAGGGCGACGAGGAGCGCTCGACGCGGATGCGCCACTGGCAGCCGGTAGAGGGCGAATTGCGCCTCAAAGGCGCCTCTGAGGCGTATATCGCGGAAATGCGCTCGCGGGTCGTCTCCGAGGCGCAGTGGTTTCAGCGCTATCCCGTCTTTCGGCCCGACGAGAACGCCAGGCTGACGCTTTCCGACGTGGCGGCGGTGCTGCGCTCGATCAACGACGCCAGAGCCAAGGATTACTGGCCCCGGGCCATCTCGATCCTCGACTGCCGTATGTTCTGCCCCTACGGCAAGCTGTGCATGCACGAGTACATGCTGGGGCGGAAGTCCGAAGCCTATCGGGAGGAGTACACCACTGCGCTCTCCGACGAGGTCTATTCAGAAGGGAGATCCGCATGGTGATTCACACTCCGTACCAGGCGATGCCGCCTCTTTCCGACGAGGAATACGCGGCGCTCAAAGACGACATCCGGGTCAACGGTCAGATCGTGCCGATCCTGATCGACGAGCATAACAACATCCTCGACGGCCACAACCGCTACCAGATCTGCACTGAACTCGGCATCGAGCCCATCGTCGAGGTCAAGGAAGGGCTGAGCGAGGCCGAGAAGTGGGGCACGGCGCTGCGGCTGAACGCCAACCGGCGCCAGCTTTCCAACGAGCAGAAGCGCACCCTGGTCCAGAACGAGTTGCGGCGCGACCCGAGCCGCACCGACGCCGCCATCGCCCGCGCCATTGGGGTGAGCGCCTCGATGGTCGGCAGCCACCGGCGCGAGATGCAGGCCGAGGCCGAGAAGGATAGCTGGAGCCCAGAGTACCGCGAGGCCATCGAGCACATCGTGGAGTTGACCCGGCAGGAAGTCGAAGGCTGGGCCAGACTAGCCGACATCGTCGAGCAGTTCGCCCGCGACGACCCTGACAACTTCGACACGTACATGGAGCGCATCGGCCTCGACGAGGAGACCGCCGCGCAGTTATTCCACCACGTCGAGACGTATAGCTGGAACAAGTGGCCAAGCCTGGTGCGCACGTTCCAGAAACTGGTGCCGTTCCGCGAGCGGCTGACCCACGGCGTCACGTACACCGAGGAACACGGCTTCGTGTTTCCTGGGCATCCCGAGTTGAACAGCAACTGGAGTTGGCCACCGGCCGAGGAGGAGACCGCGTGATCCTGAAACAGACCCGGGTGTACACCGATGTACACGACGAACGCGAGCGGGCGCATTCCAAGCACGGCGCCGCCGGCAACAGCCGCGAGGACGCGCCCTGGGACAACGCTGAGTGGCTGCCGATCCTGCTGGAGGAGCTAGGCGAGGTGGCTCACGAGATGACCTACGACGTGCCATCGCAGGGCAAGATGGACCGCATGCGCAAGGAACTCGTACAGGTCGCCGCCATGGCTTGCGCCTGGATCGACAGCATCGACGAAGGGTACGAGCGCAAATGAGCATCGCTGACCTGTACATCCCGCCGGAGAAGATTGCGTCGCTGACCCACGTCAGGATGGGCATCTACGGCCCGAACGGCGCGGGCAAGACGACCCTGGCCAGCACCATCCCAGAGTCCGAGCGGGTGCTGTTTGTCTCGGTTGACGACGAGAACATCCGCCCGGTGGCGCATCTCAAGCACTTCCGAGTGCTCAAGCTGCGCCGCTGGAACGACATCCTGACGATCTACCAGGCGCTGGCTCAGCCTGGCAACAAGATCACCACGCTGGTGTGGGACACGTGGTCGCGCATTCAGGACCTGGCGGTGGGCAAGGTGACTGGCTACGAGCCCGCCGACACGAACAAGCTGAGCCAGTACATCAACCAGATCCCGCGCTCGCCCAACGGTTGGGCGGGCTGGGGCCAGGTCGGCGCGTTGTGCAGCGAGTGGCAGCGCAACTTCAACATGCTGCCGATGCACGTGCTGTACCTGCTGCAGGAACAGGACCGGCGCGATCAGGAGGACGTGAAGACCGGTCCACGCTTGACGCCCGAGGCGCTCAAGGGCATCCGAGATTCCCTGGAGTTGCTGGGGCGGTTGTACGTCGACCTCGAAGCGCCCGGCACCAACGGCACGGCAGGGGAACCACCGCCGATCAACCTGCTGGCCAATCCACAGACGGATAGGATCGACCCCAACGTCAGGGAGATCCGACGGCTGTTCATCGGCCAGCACGAGCGCTTCATTGCCAAGGGTCCGACACGCATCCTTGGCCGGGTCATTACCGAGCCCACGTGGGACACTATCGTAGGCCCATTGATGGCTCAGAACAACACCAATGGTTGACAACATCGACCCAGTTCGTGTTACACTTACCGCCCACTGGAAAAGTGGCAACTCAACGATGGACGCAACCGTAGCGTTCTCCGCCCCGTCCCTGGACGAGGCCCTGCGCAGGATCCGACAGGTCACCCCGCAGGCGCCGATGTTCCGAGACCCAGACCATCCTGAGGAGGAGTAGATCATGCCGTTCACGGCTTTTTCGTTCGATGACTCTGTTGGCCGCACCGAGCCCGGCCGTCCGCGCGTTCCAGAAGGCTACTACCTGATGGACTTCGAGGGCTTCGAGCCCACCCCCGAGGACTACGACAAGACCACGGGCATCTACGGCAAGTTCGCCATCGTGTCCGGTCCCGACGCCAACCCTGGCGTGGGTGTCGGCGGTCGCATGCGCGACTTCAACGCGGTCGGCAAGCCCGATGCACAGTTTGGTCTGGGCCAGACGCTGGGCGCGCTGGGCCACGCCGACATCGCCAAGGCGCTGGCCAGCAACAAGATGGTCATCTCGACCTGGCAGCAGCTTTCCAACCTGTGCCAGAACATGACCCAGCGCGTCGGCAAGGTGCGCGTCGTGGCGCTCATCGCTGACCAGCCTGGCCAGACCCGCCCGTTCTCGGGTATCGAGTCCCTTCACCCGGCTTCCGAGTGGGAGAACTACCGTCGTGCCGCCGTCGTCGGCGCCGCCACGGTGGCCCAGCCGAATGCCAACGGCGCTCCCCGCGCGGGCAATCCCGTGCCGCAGCAGACCGTCGACGATCTGTTCGCGGACCTCGACGCGAAGCTCTAGTGGCCACGGCGGAGGCCACCCTCAGGGCGTCGATCCTGCGGGCCATCCGCCAGCGCTACCAGCGACGGCACGGCGTGATCGTCTTCGGACGGCCCGCCTCCGCCGCCACCGGCCCTGGCCACCCCGACCTGTTCGGGGTGGTGCGGGGCTTCTTCTTGGCCCTGGAGATCAAGACCCGCACGGGAAAACCCACGCCGCTGCAGGTTCAACGCATTCAGGAGTTACGCGAAGCTGGAGCATACGCGTGGGTCGTTCGCAGCCCGGCAGAGGGCCTGGCTGCTCTACGCTGGATCCTTGAAGGAGGAAAATCACCGATGTCTGATGAACCCATTGATTTGAGCGCCTGGTTGAACGAGGCGCCGCTGACCGACACCGAGCAGGGCGCGGCGGCTGCCGTGGCCAGCGTGACCGACGCCGACGCGGCCCAGGCCCTGGAGACGTTCGAGACCATGGCACAGGAGGCGGGCGGGGCCGACGATCTCCTGTCTGACTTTCCCGCTGCCATTTCTGCGCCGGTGGAGAACGGTACCGTCGACTATGTGCCCGAGCCCCTGCCGGAGTTCGAGGACCTGGCACAACCCGCATCTACGGTGATCGCCAGCGAAGAGGTCTTCCCCCCCGAAGGCGAGCGCTACGGCGAGACGGCAGGCATGACCCGCGAGGAGAAGCTCCAGGCCCTGGACGCCAGGGACGACGCGCTCGATGCACAGTCTCTGGGGGATGACCCCGCCGACGAGTCGCACAACACGCGGCTGTTCCACAGCATGCTGCGTAACGACATCCAGGGCACGCGCAACGACGTACGGGCCGTTGGGGACCGGGTCACGCTGGTGTTCGAGACGATCAACCGCCTGGAGACCGACGTGGCCGCGTTCGGCAAGATGTTCCGGTCGCTGCTCAAGGCGCTGGAGGTCGACGAGTCGGAGCTTCCCGAGATTCCCCCCGCCGAGCCCAAACGCACTCGACGGGCCAAGAAAGCGGAGTAAGCTCTGCATATGGGCTGGTCCCCACTCACGTCGCTGGTCATCGGCTGCGCGGTGTGGGTGGGGCTCAGCTTGCTTATCGCCTGGCTAGTCGGGCGCTGGTTCCGCTGGCTGCGCGGCGACTTCGACCCGATGAACGACGACCGGGAGCGCTGGCACATCTTCTAGCGGTGCTGGGGTGGGTGGCGCTTGATGTACCACGCCTCGTGGTCGGGTAAGTCAATGTGGCTGGCGATAGCCGCGTCCCGGTAGTAGTCGCGCTCATCGACGAGTTCCTGAATGCGCTCATCCTTGCTGGAGATCACCGCCCGCACGAGAAACGCTACCAGTCCGGCTAATCCACCGATCAGCCCGCCGACCAGTGCGTAGCTGTTCTCCCAACTCATGGCTCACGGCGTGGGCGTCGCCGTGGGGGTGCGGCAGTTGATGCCCTGATTGCCGCACGGCGTGGGCGTGCCGACCACGGTCGGCGTGGCGGTTGCACTCGGCGTGCGCGTCGGGATTGCAGTCACCCCGACTGTGCT